CCAATGCACCAACAGGATGGCGATTGGTACTGTAATATCCCAGGAAGAGGATTTGGTCCAGAAGGAATTTGGGCACGTAACCGTGGAACAATGAACTCACACATGCCTTACTTTGGCACAGTAATTGGAATCCGTGGTTTAAGACAGCAAATGTCTTTAAGATCAGCAGATGCTGGACTTCAGATTATGCCAAGAGGTGCATCAAACTACCTTGAGAATTTAAGCTTAAATACAGCAACTTACGCAACATGGGCTGGTGGAACAACTTACGGAATGGTTTCTTATAACCAAAGACAAAAGAAGTTGATTGTTGTTGAAGCTAGAGACACAGCTAATAATTATCGTATGCACGTATGGCGCAATACAAACACAGGAAGAGACCTAAACTCAGAAACACATGATGTCGGAACTCTTCACTTATTCTTATCAGAAGCTAAGACTGCTGGAACACCAGCGGCTACAACTACTGGTGTCTACTACTACTACAATGATTTCCAATGGCAGCAAGACAACTCACAGAGCTATACAGAGTCACGCTATAGAATGCGTGTAACTGCTGGAGACAACGAGTTTGTAGGATTATCACGATTTGTGCCATCAACCATTACACACTATGCAACATATCTTCCAAATATTGCAGGAACATCTGGAGGAACATTGACAACTAGAGGTGGAATCACAAATACAACTTCATATGGTTGGGATCAGGGTGTTGAATACGGAATTAGAAGCAATATAACATGGGATAATAACTGGTTAGTTTCATATTCTCCATACTACTACTATGGCGCAGGAATGTGTGCAGTATTCAATGACACAAGAGACCCACGTAACTTCTACTTTGCAAGATATGCAGATACATCAAATGGTTGCCAGATAATGCCATTTAATGAGGATAAGTTTGTATTCAACTGCTCAGCTGAAAATGCTGACGGAAACGTTGGAATGAGATTGTCTGTTGTTGACCTAGGCGGAATCTTTGAGTTCGGTAGAGATGCAACTACATCTGGAATTGCAAATGGTGCAACGATTAACCTTCGTCCAACCACTATGCTTTACAGCTTTGATACTAGATACACATCTACAAACTATCCAGGATTAATGCAACCTACATCTTGGACGAATGGATAACAGATGTATTATGCAATTATTAAAGCCAATAAGATAGACAAGTTTGGCACTCTAAAAGACTTATTTCCTACATCTGGATTTCCACCAACTGGACCAGATGAAGATTTTATGAGAGACAACGATATGCACGTTGCACTAGAGTATATTGATCACAAATCCACAACTCATAAGTTAGTATATTGTGACCCATACATCTTAGAAGATAAAGTTTACTGCGTTGTGGCAGAAAAGTTTACTAAGGCGGAGGCCTCAGAAAATAAAGATGCACTAGCTGCATTTGAAGCATTACAGGGGGAGTAGCATGTTAAGCAATCAAAGATCTATTTATAAGAGAGCTAGATATAGCCAATTCGGACTTAGTATGTGGATTGATGCAACAGCTGTAGACAATATTCAAAGAGATGCTAATCAAAAGATTTCAGTAGTAGAAGACAGATCTCAATATATAAGACATCTATCTCAGCCAACATTAGCCAATCGTCCAACGTTTGTGGCATCTGGAATTAACTCCCTTCCTTGCATAAGATTTAATGGAATCGACCAGTTCTTACTTATGTCTGATCAAACATTATCATGGCTAACAGCCTCATCATTTACAGTTTTTTACGTAGCAACAAAAACTGCTCAAACATCTAACTCATTTGTTCTCGGCGGACAATCTGCTGGAACAAGAGCGAATCTAGCTTCTGGATACTTAGCAGCAAATACACACAGAATTATTTTTGGTGGAGATGACGCAAGTACAATTGTTCCACTTAAGACACCTGGACAGCCAGAGCTCTATGCAATATCTTTTAGTGCAACAACCCTAGAAAGAGTTGTAAGACGTAATGGTAAAGTTGTAGGTCTTGGATCTTCTGCTGGCTCACTAGCTGGAATGACAGGACAAGCGATAGGAAGATATTTAACTTCATATGGTCAGTTTGATCTTGGAGAGATGATTATTTATAACAGAACACTTAGTGATTATGAGACAGGCCAAGTAGAGCGTGACTTAATTTCCAAGTGGACAATTAGCTAGGAAATTAAAGATGGCATATACACCAACAAGATTTGCTGGTCCTGTAGCATTAACTACAGTTCCAATGTTACTTTCAACATTTTCTACAGCAGGATTAATAAAAGAGTTTATTGTTACAAATACTAGTAGCGGAGTTTTATACTTCTCGTTTGCTGTTGTTCCAAACGGAACAGAATACGGCTTAGATTCTCAAAAAATATATACTCTTAACTCTATTGAAGGAAATGAAACAATTACTCTTTCGCACTCCCTAGTTGTAAATTCAGGAGATAAAATCTATGGTTTTGGCAGCATACCTAATCTGATTAATGCAACAATCAGCGGTGTGTCAATTACTGCTAACTAATCAAGATAAACTATGTAAGGGGAGAATAATGAAAATCGCACAGGTACTGTTTGATCAGTCCCAGCAATCATTTTCTGACATCTCTGGAAAAAATTTAGTATTACCAAAAACTGGAACATTCATATCTACACCACCACTTACCTCAAGAACAAAGAATTCAATCCCATTTACGGGAACTAATTCTTTAACAATACAGGATGTTCCAATAGCAAAAAGAACCCACGAAGAAGAAGAATTTTCAATATCCTTCTATATGAAGGCAGGAAACACATTTGATTCTTTAACTAATGTTATTTATGACTCTTCTAACAATATAGGTATAAGCATATTTAAATCAAATATTACTTTTACTATATCAGACTCATCTGATACTTTAAATTCTATTTCATACAAGATTCCAGAAATGGGAAACGCATACCATATTGCAGCTGTTTACTCTAAAAAAACAATGCAACTTTTTGTTGATGGTATAGCAAGATCTAGCAAAACACTCTCAGAAGCATTTGAGTTTAAAGCCACATCAAACCTGAACCTATTACTTGGTGGTAATAGTTATTACATATTAATAGATAAACTAGAAGTATTTAATGAGGCAATTTCTACTAAATATATAGATTCAGAAATGCTATTAGATTTAGTCTATCAAAATCCAGGACAGATAATGAGCCTTGATGATGCAGCATACTTTAGTTTTTCTAAAAATATAAAACCAGTTAAAACTGGTTTTTCTTATGGCGCCAACAAATCATTATCTACGGCAACCATGGTAAATGTAAACGAAGCTTTTGAAAATTATTTAATCTTAAATGACGGACAAAACTCTGGATACTTTACAGACTCTACTTTTATAACAACAATTGATAATAATCAGATTGACTGGTATGGAGATTCTGGCGGAGTAGAAGTTTCTTATAATCTGGATGGTAGCAATACTTATATTCCTTTAACTAATCATTCTTCTATTCCAGGATTTATTGGAGGAATGCTTTATTATAAGGTTACTCTAACAAGAGACTCAGCTAGCTTGGCAAGTCCCGTGTTTACTGGCCTAGACTTTATATCTTATGACAGTAAAGAATTTAGATCGGATAATACTTTGTATGCCTTAGATACAGATTTTACTTACCATGTGGGTAAATACTCAAACTCTATCTTATCTCAGTCTTTAGAAAACGGAATTAAGACTTTTGCTGGCGGAGTCAAGGTATTAGGCACAACTGCTAGATCAATAGAGTTTATGTTTATGCCAACTGCACTAGGACAAACATGCCTTATAGATTGTGGAAGTTCAAGGTATTCTTGGTCAGGAGCAGGGAATATAACTAAAACAGATATATCTTCTATTTATATAAATGGAGTTAATTTATATAGCCAGACATCAGTATCAAATGTATTTACTATTGGGGTATGGCATCATGTTGTCATAGCACTATCTCAAGATCAGACAGACACCCTATATTTAAATCAATCAAAGACGGGAACATTAATAGGTTCAGATAATAGCTTCGCACACTTAGGAATATATAATTATGATATGTCTGCAAAGGCTATTTCACATTATAAATACCTTACATCTAGAGTATCAGAGGCAACATCTTCTGATTCCATATCTATAGGCTCAGACTCATATTCTGGCTATAATCTGGACAAAGTAGTTCTTTCAACACAATAATTAGGCCATACCAAATACAGTTATGGACTTATATGATAGAAAATGGTAGAATATATATATGCTAAATAAATTAGGTAAAGCCAAGGTAGTTGCAGACAAGACCAAGTATGGAGTCTATGTTTGGGAAATGCCAAATGGCCAATGGGTAGGAGATGACGAAGGTCACTACATGTTAATCCCAGCAGTATTTGGGGATGCGGAAAAAATTAAGATTTTAACAGAAGCAGCACAAGGATACGGAGTTACTGAGGGTGGACCAAAGTTTCTTCCAGGTCGTAGAAAAGTTTCTGATGAAGAGTATGCAGCACAAGAAGCAAGACTGCATGCTGGCTTAACACCAGATCCTTGGGATCTTGGAGAAGGTTTAGACGCCGCAAAGAGGATGGTACAAAATGGCCGCTGAGTTTATTGAAGATACAGAGACAATTGAGATAAGTGGATCTGGCGATATGTTCGCTGGTGTTCGTGGAAACGAATACGGAGATCCGTTTAGTCGTGGTTTAGATGAAGTAAAAAAGATGAGTGGGTTTAGCACCAACTTTAAAAAGAAGGTTGCTAGAACAGATTTTTCAAAGTTCCTTCGTGGAGATGGCTCACAGAGCACAGCAATTGTAGAACCATTTATGATTACTGGATATAGCATACTTGATGTTGTTATGCCTCCGTACAACCTAGACTACCTTGCAAAGATTTATGAAATTTCTTCACCACACTATGCAGCAGTCAATGCAAAGATTGCAAACATCGTAGGCTTAGGCTATGATTTTGTTGAGAGTGAAGCAACTAAAGAGCGCCTTTCAGATATAGAAGATGAAAAAGGTTTAGAGAGAGCACGTAGAAAGCTTGAAAGATTAAAGCTTCAGATGCATACTTGGCTAGAGAATACAAACGAAGAAGAAACATTTGTAGAGACTCTCGCTAGAGTCTGGAAAGACTATGAAACAACTGGAAACGGTTACCTTGAAGTAGGAAGAAAGAATACTGGAGAGATTGGCTACATTGGACATGTTCCATCAGCATCAATGCGTATTCGTAGAATGAGAGATGGATTTGTCCAGATCATTGGAAACCAAACTGTATTCTTTAGAAATTACGGAGATACTGAAACTCCAAACCCTATAACTTCAGATGTAGTGCCAAACGAAGTTATTCACTTTAAGAATTACACTCCAACAAACGGCTTCTACGGAGTGCCAGATATTATTTCCTCAAAGAATGCTATGGCAGGAAATGAATTTGCAGCAAGATTTAACCTAGACTATTTTGAGAACAAAGCCGTCCCTAGATACATTATTACAGTCAAGGGTGCAAAGTTGTCCAACGATGCAGAAAGAAAGCTCCTAGAGTTCTTCCAGACAGGTTTAAAGGGCAAGAATCACCGCTCCTTATACATACCTCTACCTTCAGATAACTCTGACTCAAAGGTTGAGTTTAAAATGGAAGCAGTTGAGGCTGGAGTTCAAGACTCCTCATTTGATAAGTATAAGTCAGCCAACAGAGATGAAATATTAATGTCTCACCGTGTCCCTATTAGCAAGATCGGAACTCCTCAAGGAGTATCCCTTGCAAATGCCAAGGATGCCGATAAGACATTTAAAGAGCAGGTATGTAGACCATCACAAAGAACTCTTGAGAAAAGACTAGGCAAGATTATTGCTGAAAAGACAGACATGTTCTTGATCAAGTTCAATGAATTAACATTGACAGATGAAGATACTCAATCCAAGATTGATGAGAGATACCTAAGAATGAAGGTCATTGTTCCGAATGAAATTCGTGCTAGAATGGGACTACAAGGTTTATCGGGTGGAGATGTACCTGTTGAATTGAACGCAAAGGCAGCCGCTGAGTTAACAACTCAAGCCACAGGCAATAGACAGCGAGATCAAGAAAGACAGGCAAATCAAGCAGACAACGATGGAAGCAGAAATGCTCAAGGCGACGGACGTCAAACTCAATAGACTGGTATTTGCGTTTTAATCTACTAAGAGATATTATAATAACACTATGGAAATAACTAAGTCTAATTGGACCACTAGCGGAAACAACATTAAGTTGAGCATTCCGTTCTCAAAGGTCGATCAAAACAAGCGAACAGTCTCTGGCTACGCAACACTAGACAATGTAGACTCACACGGAGATATTGTTTCTTCTGAAGCCTCACTCGGAGCATTCATGAGATTCCGTGGAAATGTTAGAGAAATGCATCAACCAATGGCGGTAGGTAAGGTTGTAGCATTTGAACCTAAAAGTTATTATGATCCAAAAGAAGGTAAAGTTTATAACGGTGTTTACGTAACATCGTATGTTTCAAAGGGCGCACAAGATACTTGGGAAAAAGTTCTTGATGGCACTCTTTCTGGTTTTTCAATTGGCGGATCAATTAAGAAGTCAGACAATGAATTTATTGAGGGGCAAGAAGAGCCTGTAAGAATAATTAAAGATTACGATCTAGTAGAGTTATCCCTTGTAGACAATCCAGCGAACCAGTTAGCAAATATTTTTTCTATTGAAAAAGTTAATGGTGCAATGGTTATGAAGGGAATTGCAACAGGCATCACACCAGAGAATATTTTTTGGTGCGGCCAAGATTCAATTGCAATAACATCAGAAAATGATACAGCAACATGCGACAACTGTTCATGTAATATGGAACAGATCGGATGGGTAGAGTCAACAGATGTTACTAAAGCGGATTCAATAAAGTCAATTGTTGATTCGTATATCAAAAAGAATTCTGAGATTGAAAATATCGCAGAAGAACGTCGTGAAGCTAACGACGGCGTTGATTTAAATAAAAACACAGCCAATGTAGGAGGTACAGAAGTGGCAGAAAATACAGAACTTCAG